CGCTGTCGTGCTGGCCTGATGCAAAGATCGTCACGACGGCCAACACAGAGGGCCAGCTACGCACAAAGACAAGCCCGGAAATCGGCAAGTGGCACCGCATGAGCATAACCGGCCATTGGTTCGATATCGGCACCATGGCAGTGAAGGCAAAAGACGCGACGCGCTCCGAAAGCTGGCGACAGGACTTTGTGACGTGGAGCGAGCACAACACGGAAGCTTTCGCCGGTCTGCATAACAAGGGCAAAATCATCCTGCTCTTGTTCGATGAAGCCAGCCGCATTCATGACAAGGTTTGGGAAGTCGCGGAAGGCGCGCTTACCGACGAAGACACTGTTATCATTTGGGTGGCGTTCGGAAACCCGACGCGCAACAGCGGCCGTTTCCGCGAATGCTTCCGCAAATTCAAGCACCGCTGGACCACCTATCAAATCGATAGCCGCACGGTCCCTGGGACGAACAAGAAATTCCTTCAACAACTCGTAGACGACAATGGAGAGGATAGCGATATCGTGAAAGTACGCGTGCGCGGCCAATTCCCGAGCCAATCGGCAATGCAGTTTATCAGTGAAGCTGACGCAGATGCGGCACGCAACCGTCACCTTACTCCAGGGCAGTACAATTTTGCCCCCGTCATCATCGGCGTTGATCCGGCCTGGACCGGCGACGATCCGCTTGTGATCATGCTCCGGCAAGGGCTCTATTCGAAGAAGCTCGCCAGCATCCCCAAGAACGACAACGATATTGAGGTTGCGAACCTCATCGCGCGCCTGGAAGTCGAGTACCAAGCCGACGCCGTGTTTATCGACGCGGGCTATGGCACCGGCATCTATTCGGCCGGTCAAGTCATGGGCCGATCCTGGCGGCTTGTCTGGTTCGGCTCGACTAAGGTCGCTCCAGGCTACAAGAACGTCCGCGCCTACATTTGGGGCCAAATGAAACGCTGGCTGAAAGAGGGCGGCGCAATCGATCCGAAAGACCAAAGTCTTTATGACGATATCATTGGCCCTGAAACCAAGCCGACGCTTGACGGCGTTATCCAGCTTGAAAGCAAGGAAGACATGAAGGCGCGCGGCGTGCCGTCTCCTAACGAGGGCGACGCCCTGGCTCTGACGTTCGCCGAGCCCGTCGTAAAGCGCACGACGCCAATCGGCTCCAACAACCATCACATGCCTAATCAAGATGAGTACGACCCTTACGCCAATATGTGACGGATGCTCATCATGGATAAATTTAATCTCGCCCTCTCCAAGAACATCGCCGCGAATGGCCGCTTCGTAGAGGGGGCGCTCTTCGTCCTTTCGATCCTTTCCGCCCGGTACTTCGCCGCGCTCCTGATCGTCGTGTCTGTCTTCGCCGCAATGGCTGCCGACACGTTGAAGCTCTACGGCTCGCGACACGCCATCATCGCCAGCGGCATTGCTCACGGCGTCGCCCTCGCCGTCTTCATCATCATCGCAATTCACGTTTGGGGGATCTAACGCCCATGTGCCTTTTCTCTTCTCCCGCTCCCGCTCCTGCCGTCGTCGCTCCTGAAGAGCCTGCCCAGGCCAAGACACCGGACTATGCAGACAAGGAAGGCGCGGCCGCTCGCCGAACGTCCGACCGGCTGCGCTCCGGATCGAACACCGTCTTGACCTCGCAACAGGGCGTCCAGTCCACGGCCGCAACCGCCGCCTCTGCCCTCACCGCTGGCACGCCTGCCGCGACGGTATGGCCGCGAAAAAGACGCTCCTGGGGAACTGATCAATGCCCGACACCATGACGCCACAGGCGGAAAGCCTGATCGGCTACCATCGCCGTCGCCTGGAGGAACTGAAAGAGGTTCGCCAGCCGTGGGAAAGCGAATGGAGCGACCTGGGCGAATACGTAGAGCCGACGCGCATCCGGCTCTATTCTCGCAAGGAGCGGCCATCGAGCCGACGCAAGATCATCGATAGCACCGGCACGTTTGCGTACAACACGCTTAAGAACGGGATGCACTCGGGCCTGACTTCGCCCGCGCGTCCGTGGTTCAAGCTGTCCCTGGCCGATAGCGACCTGAAGAAATTCGCGCCGGTCAAGGAATACCTCGCCAAGGTCGAAACGGAAATGCGCCGCGTCTTCCGTCAATCGAACGTCTACAACGCCTTCCATCAGGGCTATGGCGACCTTGGTCAATTCGGCCAATCGTGCGGGCTCCTGATCGAGGACGAAGAACACACAGTCCGCATGATCCAGCTTGTTCATGGCCGGTTCTGGCTTGCCCGCGATCACAAGGGCCGCGCGACCACCTGTTACCGCACATTCCGGTGGAGCGTGCAGCGTATCGTTGAGCGGTTCGGATGGGCGAATGTCGGCCAGCGTATCCAGGACCGCTACAATAGCAGCAAGTACGGCGAGCTTTTCGACGTGTGGCACGCCGTTGAACCGCGCGCAGTTCGCGATCCTTCCAAACCCGACAAGAAGAACAAGCCCTGGCTGTCAAACTACTGGCTTGATGAGCAGTCCGGAAACGTCCTGCTTGAGCAATCCGGCTTTGACGAAAACCCGATCATCGCGCCCGCCTGGGAATTGAGCGATGACGATCACTATTCGCTAGCTCCCGCCATGGTCGCGCTCGCTGACATTAAGATGCTCCAGAAAGAGCAGGTGACGAAGCTTAAGGGCATTGACAAGCAGGTTGACCCGCCAATGACCGGGCCAATTAGCATGAAGAACAACCCGTCATCGCTGCTTCCTGGCTCCGTAACCTACGTTGATGATCCGACCGGCAAGGGCTACCGGCCCGCGATGGAGGTCAATATCTCCCTGGGAGAACTGCGCGAGGATATCAACGAGGTTCAGGAGCGCATTAAGCGCACCATGTACGCGGATCTCTTCTTTGCCATCACCAACATGGAGGGCGTGCAGCCGCGCAACCAGCTGGAGCTAACGCAGCGCAAGGAAGAGCAGCTTTTGCAGCTTGGCCCCGTCCTGGAAAACGTCTACGGCGGCCAGCTGGAGCCGACGATTGATCGCACGTTTGCAATCATGCATCGGCGCGGCGAATTGCCCCCGCCTCCTGCCGAGCTTCACGGCGTCAAGCTGGAAGTCGAATACACGTCCATGCTCGCCCAGGCGCAACAGGCTGTCTCTACCGGCGCAATCGAGCGCGGCGTTGGCTTCCTCGGTCAATTGGCGTCCGCAAAGCCTGATGTTCTCGACAACCTGGACGCTGACGAAACGGCGGGCCTCTACTTCGACATGATCGGAGCGCCGCCGTCTGTTCTCCGAGATCCGGAAGACGTGAAGAAAGACCGCGCAGCCCGCGCCCAGGCGCAGCAGCAGGCCGCCCAAGCCGAAATGATGAGCAAAGTAGCGCCCGCCGTGAACCAGAGCGCACAAGCCGTCCAAGTCCTTGCCGATGCGCGGAACAACGAAAGCGGCAATGGCCTCCTTCAGCAGCTTGGAATTGGAGGCTGACCGATGGGCTATTTGAAGCAACAACTATCTGCGGCGCAATCAGTGGAACAGGACGAAATCACGAAGGCATTCTTTGCTGTCTTCGCGACCACTGACGGGAAGCGCGTTCTGCACTGGATGCTTGAACAATGCGCGGTCTACCAGGACGCCTGGGCAGGGGAAGCGACGGCCGCGACGAATTACACGCTTGGGCTCCAGGCGGCGGGGCGTCGGCTCATGGCTCAAATGGATCACTGCGATCCCGCCATGTACCCAACGTTGCTTTTGGCGATGAAGTCCATTCGCGAAACCGATGCGGCGCGCGCGGCAACGATTGCCAAGAACGCGCCCGAAACTGAGGACCTGGAAGACGATGCGAACATTGCTTAATTCCCTGCGCTATTCGGCGCGCTTTTTCGAGGCCGATGGCCTGGGCTCCGGTGGCGGCGGCGATACCGCTCCCACGCCGGAAAGCATTCTGTTCCCGTCCGAAAGCCAGCCCTCCGCAACTGCCGGGGATACCGACGATGCAAGCACGAATGCCGATACCAGCGGCGCAAATGCCGCCACCGATCCCGCCCAGGCCGCCGACGACAATTCTGGAGATGCCGGAGCCGCCAAGGCGACCGACGCCGCCGACTGGAAAGAGTACGTCAACGACGACACCAAGACGGCTGAAGAAAACGCGGCACTGAAGGCGGCGCACGATGCCACCAAGCCGAAGGAAGCGGACCCGCTCGATACCGTTCCGGAAGACGGCAAGTACGTCCTGACGATGCCTGAAGGCGTCCAGGTCAATCAAAAGCTCCTGGACGATCTTTCGCCGACGTTCAAAGACCTGGGCTTGACAACCAAGCAGGCCCAGGGCCTCGCCGACAAGTTCGCCGCGTCTGAAGCTGCGGCCGCCAAGGATAGGGCCGAGGCTTGGGTTGCCACCCAGGCGAAGTGGGTAGCCGACGCCAAAGCCGACAAGTCTATGGGCGGTGACAACTGGGGCGGCACTGTCACCAAGGCCGTTAAGGCCATTAATCATTTTGGCACGCCCGAACTGAAAAATTATCTGGATGCGAGTGGTGGCGGCAACCATCCGGAACTTATTCGTTTGATGTCCAAAGTGGGCGACTTGATTTCTGAAGACAATCCGCCAGCGGGTGGCGGTTCCGGCTCGGGCAAACCGGCCGAAGCTGCACACCTTCTGTTCCCTAACGACGCTCCGAAAGGCTGAGTGATCACATGGCTACCATTGGCAGCTACTACCCTACCCTGATCGACGCAAACAAGGCTTCTGCCGAAGGTCAGGTCATTGAACTGCTCGCGCAGCAGAACCCCATTCTTGACGACGCTATGGCCGTCGAGTGCAACATGGACAGCGTGCACCGTCACATGGTCCGCACCGGCCTTCCCGGTGTCTCCTGGGGCCGCCTGTATCAGGGCATCCCGCAGGGCAAGGCGACCATGCAGCAGGTTGACGACACGACGGGCTTTATTCATGCCCGTTCTGAAATAGATGTGCGCCTGCTCAAGCTGGCTCCGGATAAAGCCAAGGCTCGCCTTGTCGATACCATGCCATTCCTGGAAGCGCTAAACCAGGAAATGGCATCCGGCCTGTTCTACCACGACACGGCGACAACTCCGGAGAAGTTTAAGGGCCTGTCCGCTCGCTATTCGGCGTTCAATTCGAACCTGCCGAATGTCGCGCAGCCGAACATTGCAAATCAGGTCATCGACGGCGGCGGCGTCGGCAGCGACAACACGTCGATTTGGTTCGTCACCTGGGGCGACCACGCAACGCACCTGCTCTATCCGAAGGGCACCAAGGCGGGCGTCGAGATCGATGACAAGGGCGAACAGCGCGTCTTGGACGCGAACGGCCAGCCCTATTTCGCCAAGGAAGTCATCTATACCTGGCACCTGGGCGCGGCTGTGAAGGACTGGCGCTATAACGCCCGCGCTGCGAACATCGACGTTTCCGACATGCTCGCTGGCAATGTCGACCTGTGGGCGCTCATGCGCAAGGCGTATTACCGACTTCAGTCGCGCCGCCTGAATGCGCAGTCGAGCCGTATTGCCATCTACATGAACAAAGACGTGCTGGAAGTGCTGGACGCGCAGTCCACCGACCGCGCGTTGACGTCGGCCCGCCAGAACACGACGCACCTCACTTCGCAGATGGTCGAAGGACAGGAAGTCAAGTTCTATCGCGGTATTCCGATCAAGGAAACCGACGCGATCCTCAACACGGAAGCGGCCGTTCCCGGCCTCGCCCTGTAATCGAAACCTCTCCGACCAGCCGCCAACCAGCGGCTGGCAATTCCCTTGAAAGGCACTCGAATGATTTTCGACCGTCAGACGCTGCTTTCCGACGCCCAGGCAATCACGGCAAACGGAGCCAGCACCAACGTTATCAACCTCGGCCCGATTAAGACGGGTCTTATCCGCGATATCGGCAAGGGCGAACCGCTCCCCTTCCTGATCCAGGTTGTGGAGAGCTTCAACAACCTGACTTCGCTTGATGTCACGATCCAGACCGACGACAACGAAGCGTTTGCGTCGCCGAAAGATGTCATCAAGACAACGACCTTGCTCGCCGATCTCAAGGCCGGAAAGGTCATTCCGCCGTCGCATATCCCGCGCGGCACGAGCGAACTTTTTCTGCGCCTGCTCTACACCGTGACCGGCACCGCGCCGACAGCGGGCAAGATCACGGCCGGGTTCGTCGCCGGGGGCGTGCCGTCCAATGGTTAAAGTCATCGCCACGCAGCCCGGTTATTTCGGCAAGGCTCTCCGCGCAGACGGCGAACGCTTCGAAATCCCGGATGAAATTTGGGAAGACGAGAAGCGGCGGCCGTCGTGGGTTCGCCTCGCTCGTGAGGCCGCCCCGGAAATTGCTCCTCCCGAAACTGCCGGGGGCGAGCATCCGCCCGAAAGCGCACCGGTTCCGAGTGCGCCGGTTCCAAGCGCACAGGAGCCCAAGGGCAACGGCGTCAAGGACGCTCTCGGCGTGGCTCCGGATTGGGTCAAGCCGGAAACCCCGGCCAAATAAGCGGCCCAGGCCGACGAAACAAAGGGCGGCTTCGGTCGCCCTTTCTTTTACTCTCGCGCGGGATCTCCCCAATGAAAATGACAAGCCTAAAGCAGACTTACAAGGAATGGTCCGAACCGGCCGCGCCTTCGAACAAGGACGAATATTACCCCTGCCTCTACCTGGACGAAAGCAGCCTCGACGCGATGAACATCGACGCGCCGAAGGTGGGGCAAGAAATGCAGATGGTTTGTACCGTTCGCGTCTCCAGCTATTCCGCCCAGGCCAGCGGCTCGCGCTCGATGTCCCTGGAGATCCTTTCCGCCGCTCTTCCCGAGAAGAAGGAAGACGCAGCTAAAATCCTTTTCCCGAACGGGTGACGCATGGCAACGATTTATAATGGGCGGCGCGCTCTTGGCGTGAAGCTCGTTCCCGATGGAACGAAAATCTATAACAATCGCCCTGTGATCGGCATTCGCGACGCCAGCGGCTCCCTATTCATGGATAATCAGCTTGCAATCCAGGCTGACACAATCTCAGACGGGCGAACGATCTACAACGAGCAACCGGTAATCGGCGCTGTGCTGATCGCTGACGGGCGACAGATCTACAACAGCGCCCGAGTGCTGCCCGTCAAGGGGGCGTTCTCTGTGCCTCTGCCTGCACTGCCTCTCGCAACTGGTGCCAAGGTCGTCGCACTAGGGCACAGCTTCGTTGGCCTCGGCGCGCTGCAATCCTATTCTGCTGGCCAGACGGCCACGAACGGACATCAGGGCTTCTACCAGCAGGGCCGCTCGTGCTTGTCATGGGTGGGGAACATGGATGGTCGTTTTAACGTCGATATATTCGCCGACCTAAACAACCCATTCTTCGCACCCAACTCGTTCGCTGCATACTCCGGCTCGATGGCAGGTAAGAGCGGTGACACCCTCTCTACGGACCCGTCAAACCCAACGGCATTCCCTGGCACGCTCACGCGTACGAGCTATGTCATTGGCAGAGCGCCGCAGATCGTGTATCTGGACATCGGCTACAACGATATATCTAAGAGCCTCAAGCCGATAGATGGTATCATTGCCGACTATGACACACAGATCAAGCGTTTCACCGATGCCGGTATCTACGTTATCCTACAGACGCTTAGCTGGTCTAACATCTGGACAGCCGGTGACAGCCGGTATGCGGACGTTGACGCGCTTAATGCCTTCATCGTAGCGCAAACTGGTCGTACCGGGGTAAGGGTGTGCAACACTCTCGCACTCGACGGACCGGCCAGCGGAATATCGTCCGCTCTATTCGTAGACGGTCTGCACCCGCAGCCTAAGCTCATGTCCATGCGAGCAGCTATTCTGCTGCCGATACTGCAAGACATGGTGCAGGCTGGCGAAACACGCTCTCTCGATCCGCTTGCATCGTACAACATCTTCCCGGCAAAGGGTACACCCGGTAATGGCGGCACCAAGACAAACGTTACTGG